TTATGCTCAATGAATCAGAGAAGATATATTTAAGGGACACAGATACTTATATCTACTCTGACGCTGCAGGGTCAATCACTATTGTAGGAACAAGCATTACTCTACCAGCCACTGTGATACCGAACTACAACGAAGGTTTTACAATGCTGACTACAAAAAAGATACAGTTTAGAGATACAGGGTTATATATTTATTCCAGCACAGATGGGACTCTTAATGTAGTAGCAGATACCGTATTGGCTTTAGCTTCAACAACTATAACCTTAACTGGAGCTATAACGGTAACCGGTGCTCCTACTATTACTGGTAATGTAGCGATTACCGGAACGGTTGGGATAACCGGAGCAGTTACAATGGCAACTACCAATAAGATACAATTCTATGATAGTGGTGCATATATACAGGCAAGTGCAAGCACAGCTTTAGCCATTGCCGCAACTTCTATTGCCATTGCCGGTGCTACTGACCATACTGGCGTCTTTGAAATGCAGACTACCAGTAAATTACAGTTTAGAGATACAGGGTTATATATTTATTCCAGTATTGATGGACAGCTTGATATAGTAGCCGATACGACTTTGGCTCTTGCTGCTACAAGTATCACTTTAACAGGCGCTGCAACAATAACCGGTGCTGTTGGTATAGATGGCGATGTAACTATGGCTACTACCGACCAGATTAATTTCTACGATGATGGTGCTTATATTCAGGCGACCGCTTCTACTGCTTTAGCCATTGTAGGAACTACGATAGCTTTAACAGGTGCTATGACCTTTACAGGTGCAGTATCTCAAGTAGGTGCTATCACTATGGCGACTACAAGCAAACTGCAATTTCATGATACCGGAATGTATATCTATGCAAGTGGCGATGGTGCTTTAGCCATTGTATCTGATACAACTTTAGGGATTACCTGTCCGGCAATAACCATTACAGCTACCACTGCCTTGACTATGGCAAGCACATCTAAAATACAATTTTTAGATACCGGATTATACATCTACTCAAGTGCTAACGGAGTTCTTGATATAGTTTCAGATACTACCCTAAAGCTTACTGCTCCTGCTATTACTATCACAGGTGCTCCGACTATAACGGGTGCTTTAACTGTAGGCGTAAATGACACAGGACACGATGTTAAGTTCTTTGGTGCTACTGATGGTTCTTATCTACTCTGGGATGAATCAGATGATAGATTAGAATTTGTCAATGCTAAAGTAGAAATTGGAACTACTGGAAGTCCTACTGCTGTCCTTTACAACGGAACTCAAGTCTTACAGATTTATACCACTTGTGCTTCTACTACTGATACTGGATTTGGTCAACAGATAATCAAAAATGTAATGACTGGAGCTGGACAATCCGTAGAAGGATTCCAAGTAACACTTGAATCTGATGTAAAACTTGGAACTTATGCTAACGCTGCCTGTATCAGAGCGGACTGGAAAGATAACGGAGGCGTAGCTGGGCTTGGTTCTGTATTATGTCTTGAAATGGTTATGGCTGCTTCCGCAATGGAAGGAACTTTCGGGATACTTGAATTAGAAGCAAGTTGTCCTGCTTCTTGGACTGGAGTTGGGCCAATAGCTTTCCTATACATGAACGCTTACGGTGATACCGTTGCTAACTTTGATGATTATGCTTGCGTATTAAGATTAACTGGTGTTACTGCTGGTGCTGCACACATCTGGCAAACAGGTAATACTCTACCTGCTACTGTAGGTGGAAGTCTAAAAATTATGGTTGAGAATACTGAATACTTTATACCTGTTTACACCTCTGTAGTAACAACTACATAAATAAAATAAAGGCTTTGCGGTGTGCCTTAAACACCGCTTATATTAAAAGGAGGATTTATGAAAGTTAAATTAAGTGTTTACGAAAGATTAGTATTACTTAACATTTTACCGAAAGAGGGGAACTTTATCACCCTAAAAATTCTTAGGCAAATAAGGGAAGAATTATCGTTTAACGAGAAGGAAATTAAAGACCTTAAACTTACCTCTGACCCAGTAAAAGGGACTGCCACATGGATACCAGAGAAAGACCCGAATAAAGAAATAGAGATAGGCAGGGAAACTAAAAAAATCATCGTTGAAGTATTAGAAAAGTTAGATAAAGATTCTAAATTATCTCAAGAACATCTTTCGTTATATGAAAAGTTTGTAGAAGAAAAGAAAGAATGAAAGAAGAGCTTAAATGACCATTAAAAATCATATTGGTATAGGTTATGGTAAAGGTGAACTATACGAATTATTATTAGGCGATACTTCCATTATTTGGGTTGCTACAAATGGCGATGATGTTGATGGAACTGGAGCTTTTGTTGACCCTTATCTTACCTTAACCAAAGCAATGTCCGTAGTTACCATTGCCAGAAAAACTATTATAGTTTTGCCTGGTGAATATACCGAAGCTGCTTCTATTACCTGGCCAAGTATTAGTGGTGTCAGTTTAAATGGTTTAGTAGGCCAATCCGATGGTGTAATAATAGTAGGAACCAGTGGAGAAGATGAAGTCATTAAAATTGATCCTACTGTCCAGACTGCTACCTTTGAAGCAACTATTGCTAATTTAACTATCTCTTGTCCGGATGGAGTAAACGGTATTACTTTTGATAACAATGATGTAGCCAGAAAAATTAATCTATATCTGCATAATGTAGCTTTTGAAAATGATACTGAAACTGACAAAGCTATTAATGTAGTACACACTGAAGCAGGTGAAGCAATGCGTGTATATGCTGATGGACAGAGGAATATTATCGAAGGACTTGTTTATATTGCACCTAAAAATGTTGATGATCGGTTTACTTTTGATAATTTCCAATTTGATGGCGGTATAGAATTCGGTACTACTACGATTGCTTCTGTTTCGACTTTTAAAGATTGCATTATGAAAGATGCAGGTGGTGCTGGTGGTCAAGATACTCAGATCTTAAATTCTTTAGGATGCTACAGTTTAACCGGCACAACTTATGCCGCCGCTGCACTTGCAGATTTTGCTGCTAATGCTGCAGAAGTTATTATTTAATAATTAGGGGGATTTATGAAGATACCTGAAACCATAAAAGTAGCCGGACATGATTATAAAGTATTCTTTGATGATAAGTTTCTTGCTAAAGAACATCAGTTTGGGCAGTGTGATTTTGTTACCCAAAAAATAAGGTTAGCCAAACATGCTTATAAAGAGCCAAGAGCTAAATCAGACATCATCAGAACTTTATACCATGAAATATTACATGCTATTGATGGTCATTATAATAACTATGCCCTACCGGAAAAGGTTGTAGATAGATTATCTAATGGTTTATTTCAGGTATTAACAGATAACTTTGTAGTGAAATTAAAGAAGGGGAAGTGATTAAATGCCTTTTAAAAGTAAAGCTCAACTTCGTAAATTTGGGGTAATGTTAAAGAATGGTGAAATTAGCAAAGCAACTTTTGATAAGTGGGTAAAACACACTAAGAACATTAAGAAGTTACCTGAAAAGAAAAAGAAAGGGGGAAAATAATATGTCAATGATTATTGACCAGAAGTTTATGGAAATTAACGTCATTAATCCAATGGCAAGACGATTAGCCGAGATAGAGAAAAAGATAGATAAATTAATGGATAAACGTTTAATCAACGATGATGGCTGTTGTGAATGTGCTGAAACTAAACCAGAAACTAAACCAGTAAAGAAGGTGAAATAGAATGAATTTATGTAGTGGGAAGCAAGGGGCAAGTGCCTTAATTTATACAGGAGCTTGTTGTTTAAAAGCAGTTCTTTTTACAGGAGATACTGCAAAAGAACCTACTTTAACAGTTGAGGATAATGTTACTTCCGTAGGGACAAATGTAAAATATTTTGGAATGGTATCTGATGAATGCCATTCTTTATATGTAGAGTTTCCTGATGGGGGGTTGCCTTGTGATAATGGTATTTATGCCACGTTATCGGCAGCAGAAGGAGATTATATTATCTATTACGAGTATAGATAAATACTAATAATATTAAGGATGTGATGATATGGCTCTAACTACTTTAGCAGGGATAGTGGCAGAAGTTAGAAGTTTAATCAATGAAACTACGGCTGCTTTTTATAGTGATTCAGAGATAGGAAGCTGGATTAACGAAGCTCAAGAGGAAATAGGACACGAAACCTTCTGTCTACGAACCTATAAGACTTATACCATATTAGCCGATGATATATTTGATGAACGTGAAATACGTTTAGATAGTGATTTTATAGCTATTGATGAAGGATTAGTATATTACAACGACGTTGCCTGTTATCCTACTACTATGGCAAAGTTAGTCAAAGAGAATGATGAGTGGAGAAGCGCAACTGGCACACCTGCCCGATATTATATCAGAGGCGATATGTTAGGTTTTGATAATAAAATAGCAGCAGGAGCTACTGTTAAGTTTTATCAGATTGAAAGAGCGACTACTTTAGCTTCTTCAGTTGCTCCTTTTAATGGTGACTATCGGTTAATTAACTTTAGAAAGTTATTAAGGGATTATGCTGTCTCTATGTGCTGGTATAAAAAAGGTGAGGACACTAAAGGTGATAGGTGGTGGGCAAGATATTTAAAAGGTTTAGAGGATATGAAGTCACTACTTAATATAGATATAGATAATTCTTATCAGATGATACCCGAAGATCATCCTGCTAAATTCTATCCCAGAGAACACTTCCCAGAATGGGGACAATCATAAATGGCAAAAAAGATATTTCGTATCGGTAACAATTTAGACCCGTTTGCAAATGTAAAGTTAAACGCTTTACTTTATGAAGCTAATGGAATAAAGAATATGACTTTTGACGAGTTCGGCAGTTTAGTTAAAAGAGCTGGTTATGTCAAATGGAATACCGATTTATTAAGCGCAGATCATAAGATTACAGGTTTACACCGCTTCTATAAGCAGACCGAAACGAGTAAATATTGTTTAGTGGTATGTAATACCGATATAAAAGTATTAGCTGAAGCAGCTGGACACGCAGCAGGGTCATCTTTAAAGACGGTAACAGCAGACAAAGACACCTATTTCGTTGACTTCGTTAATAGGTGTTTAATTGTTAATGGTGCTGAAAATATGATGAAGTTTGACGGAACTTCTATTTATGGTTCAGGAGTGTTGCAGGGCGGTTTAAGTGTTGAATTTTTACTATCTACGGGATGGACTTCTACCGGCTGGACTGGTAGCTGGGCAGCAGGTTGGACGCATACAGTAGGGAATACTACCGCACTATTACAATCTAAAGCAGCAGTTAATGCAACTATATATCAAATTGTATATACGGTTACCGGAAGGACAGCTGGGAGCTTTACTATTGCTTTTGGCGGTAAATCTTTAGCAGGTATATCGGCAAGCGGGGTTTACGAGCCGACTGCTTCATCTACGGCAAGTTTATCGATTACTCCGACAACTGATTTTGACGGGAAAATAGTTATCTCAATTAAAAGTATGACTATAGCAACCGGAACAGCTGCAGGTTCAGGTGGATCTCTATCATTAGGGGATTATAAATATAAAGTGACTTTCGTTGACGCTGACGGGAATGAAGGAAATCCTTCAACTGCTTCGGCAGCAATAGCAGCAGTATTAAGCGATAAAATAACAGTTACCATTCCAGTTAATGCAGATACCAATTATAATATTGTTAAGAGAAAAATATATCGAACATTAGCTGACGGTGATTCCTATTACTATGACGGTGAGGTAGACGATAATACCACTACAACTTTTGTAAGCACTCAATCGGATGTGGCACTTGTTCAGGCTAATTCATTAGAGAATTATCACGAACAAGACCATTATGCTCCTCCAGACGCACCTTTTTTAATTGCTAAAAAAGGCGGTAGGATATATTTGGGGGTGGGTAATAGCCTTTACTATTCTAAACGATTCTATGAGTATTTCCCTGCTGAATTCTTTATACCTACAGGGAATATGAGAAACATTACGGGGATAATATCTCAATTACATACTTTACAGGTAACTACTAAAAACAGCGTAGAGAGATTACTGGGAACATCGGCTCAGATAGAGAGTGCTGATTATTTCCAATTTAAAGACAGTTATTCTTCTAAAGGTGCATATTCCAGCCGTTCAGTTGTGGACTGCGATAATTACATCGTATTTCTACATAAGAACGGTTTATATATATTAAACATTGACCAGGTGCAAGAATTAAATCCTATCATAAATAAGTATCTACAGGCTAATATGAATCAGTCTTATATCGGTCAATCCTGTGCCGTATTTTATGATGGTTTATATATATTATCTTATCCTAAAGGAGCAAGCACCGTTCCAAGTGAAACAATATGGTATGACTTTAAGAACGGGACTTACGGGATATTTGATTTTGCCTTCAATGTTTATAGTGTATGGGGGCAAGACGGGGAAGATAGCCTTAAAGCAGGATCAACCACAGTAGGGCGAGTCTATGATGTGTTTTCAGGGCTTGACGACGATGGTTCAGCTATAGAAGCCTATCCTACACTACCCTATCTATATTTTGGAAATCCAGATACTTTTAAGCAATTCTATACCTTCTACATCAAGATTAAATCTACTACAGGAACAGCATTAAGGTTTTATTACACTTTAGATGAAGAAGCAGGGTTAGGGACTGAAACTTACGTAGATGTTACCTTAACTGCCGATAAAACTAAATGGTATAAGGTAGATTTGATTGGTGGCGGGCAAAGGGGAAGAGGAATAAAACCAAGACCACGTATGAGTGATAAATATTATTTTGAGATACAGGGTTTACACGTAGTCTATGAAGAAGAATCTCCATTATGGGGTGGGGGTGCATAAATGGCTAATCAGGAAGTTAAACTAACTCCAATAGACACTAATACTAACGATATAAGCACTTTACAGAAAAAATTCGATGAACTTTATGCCAAAGTTAGCCAGTTAATAGATGAATTGGAAGAAAAGAATCAATTAACCGATTCAGGCACAGGAAGCAGTAAAGAAGTAGTTGCTTATAGTGCTGAAGTAACCTGTGACGCCACTTACAATGGCTATATTTACTTTAGAATTGATGATGAAATGACAAAAGTAAATAACATCTATGTCGATGTTTACCCGGTAAGTTTCAGAAGTCCAATAACATTGTAGGAGTAAGTATTTGAGTCAATTAGCATTTACAGCAGATTCAGATAATTTAATAAGTTATTTAAGACAATATAACGATAATTATACTACAGCAAGAGATGCAGCAACTGCTGATGGTATAAATGAAATTGTTTATGTAGGACAATATTACGGAGGAACTGATCCGCAGGGACATTATAAAATATGGCGTCTTGGTCTTGCTTTTGACACTTCCGGTTTAACTGCTAATGCTATTATTATTAGTGCTACTTTACAAATAGAAAAAAGCAGTGATATGGGCGGTGGGGAATTTATTATAACGAATGGTCAACCTACTTACCCTCATATTCCAGGAGAAGTTGGAGATTATGACAGGTCTTTATATTCTGGTAATGGCGGGACTGATAGCGGGGTTGGAGTAGTAATAACTTTAAATCCTACCGGTCTTGGTTGGATCAGTAAAACCGGATATACCAAAGTTCTTGTTAGGTCAAAAAATGAGTATGATGGGACACCACCTACTTCATCTCAATATGATGTTATGTTAACTGGAGCAGGGCATAGACCAGTATTAACCGTAGTGTATGTTCTACCAACCGAAGCTCCTACAGTTACCACAACCGACGCCGCTTGTGAAGATAGGCAATCCACTACCTTAACTGCTGTGGGGACAGTTACCGACGCAGGGGGAGGATATACTTTTCGGGGTTTTGAGTATTACGAAAAGGGCGATGATTTAGAATATGACTCCAGTATGTATGCAGTTAGGGAAATAGGGACATTTGCCACTGCCGGAACGTTTCGTATGACCTTAAATGGATTAAAACCTTCTACTGTTTATTATATTCGTGCTTTTGCAGGAAATGTATTCGGGATAAATTATGGCGAGTGGGTAGAATGTTCAACGACTGCCGTTCCTTCTTATAGTGTCTATGAAGAGGCTAATACAGCTAAATATACACTTTATGTATCAGATGATGAAGCTATAGCCTGGAGGGGTTATCGTGGACCATATAGCGGTAAACAGCAAAATATTAATATAACTGATTTGGTTAATAAGACTAAAGGGGTCAAAGTAATTAAGTTAGTGCCGAC